CGCAGACACTGCACAGCGTCGCCCTGAAGATGATCGACACCCTGGCGTCGTTGGGAGTGATTTCAGAGATCCGGAGCACCCTCCGCCGGGCGATCCTTGAGCCGATGGAGCCCGCAGCCGCCGCGGCCCCGGTGGCCACGGATGACGAGCTGACGCGGGTCTTCGATACTTACCACCTATGGCGAGATTCCCGCCGCGCCACCTACAACCTCGGTCGCGCCCACGGCACCCCGCCGGCGGTGGTGGTGGCGCTGCAGGAGGCTGAAGCGGTGCTTACCAAGATTGTCAGGGATGTATGGGGCAGATCGAATTGGTTGGGCCGACAGGCATTCGCCCCCCTTCCGACAATCCGCGCCGCCCTCCAGCTGCTGGGTCAGCCAGCCCCTGCAGCCGCCCCGGAGTCGATCGAGCCGGAGGCGCAGCCGGCAGAGGATGCGGCGCTTGCTGAAGGGCTGGTGAAGAAGATCGCGTTTACAGCCGGCTGCGGAGACGGCACCTCTCGCGCCGTGATTCGGGAGGTCGCGGCATGGCTGGATTGCCGCGGTCAGCATGACTGCTCGCTATGGCTGCGCGAGCAGTGCGCCGCTAGCCAGGAGGGCGACCAATGACAATTCTCGTCCCTACATGGCTGATTGCGATTACTCACGCTGCGGGTGCCGCCCTACTGGTACTGCTTGTGTTTTTAGGAGTTGTTATGGCCTACATGATTGTCACTTGGCACTGGCGCTAAAAACAATGATTAAACCCCTCTCACCCGCTGCGCAGCCAGCACAGCCCATCCAAGCGCTCGATCCCAACCGGCTGTGGGTTGCGATGCACCAAGCCCAGGAGCGCGAGCTGGCCGATAACCCCATGGCCGATCATGCCGAGGTCTACAGCGCCATGATCCGCGCCGTAGCCGACTGGCTAGACGACGATAAAGAAGCTGATATTTTGAGCCCCTTTGGCCCCGCCGGCAGGCTGCGCGTGGAAGCCGACCGATGACCGAGCCCCTCTCCTCCGCTGCGCAGACGGTGCCGGCCTGCAGTTCGCGCACAGATCGAGGCAGGCAGCGCTCCAGGATTCGTTCTGAACAACTCGCCATCGTCGCCGAACTGAGCGGCGCCGAACTGAGCGGCGCGGTTGGTCTGGCGCCAGATGTCAAGCCAGCTTGAGCCCCCTTTCTGTCACACCATGGACTGCTCCATCGATTTACCGGCCATCCTTGCTAGCCATGCCAAATCGCTGGCTGGTGAGGAGGGAGGCGAGCGCGTCAACCTGTCCGACGCCAACCTGTCCGGCGCCAACCTGATCGGCGCCAACCTGTTCGGCGCCAACCTGCGCGGCGTCAACCTGTCCGACGCCAACCTGCGCGGCGCCAACCTGTTCGCCGCCAACCTGCGCGGCGCCAACCTGATCGGCGCCAACCTGTTCGGCGCCAACCTGATCGGCGCCAACCTGTTCGGCGCCAACCTGCGCGGCGCCAACCTGTTCGGCGCCAACCTGCGCGGCGTCAACCTGTCCGACGCCAACCTGCGCGGCGCCAACCTGTTCGCCGCCAACCTGCGCGGCGTCAACCTGTCCGACGCCAACCTGTCCGACGCCAACCTGTCCGACGCCGACCTGTCCGGCGCCAACCTGACCGGCGCCAACCTGATCGGCGCCAAGCTGGCCGGCGCCAAGCTGGCCGGCGCCAAGCTGGCCGGCGCCGAACTGGAGGGCGGCGCCAACTCAACCACGCCACAGGAGGCGCAATGATTGAGATCAACTGCAGCGGCGGCCGGATTGGCCGCTTTCGATGGGAGAACAGTTGCTACAGCGGGCTGTTCTCGTGCTTCGCCCAGCTCCGCACATCCCTGCTACCCGGCCGTTGCCGCTGGGATGAAACCTGGCCTGATTGCCACGCCTGGCCGGTAAGACCATGGGGTAAAGGTGATCCCGCGGACGGGCATTGGCGTGACTTCGCTGCATTTCGAGATTGGTTTTCTGCGCAATTAGAAGCCCGCAATCTTGACGGGCATGACTTTACAATTATCGAAGAAATCGAAATATACGCCATGATGGTTGACGTATTCCAGGCCGGAGTTGATGCCGGCCGCAATCCCTGGCGCTGCGCACAGCAGCTGAGCAAAGCCACCACCACGCCACAGGAGGCGCAATGAGCACCGACTTCCGCGCCCTGTGCGCTGAGCTGCTGCCGGCCCTGATCGAATACGACGATGCTAACCCGTATCACGAGCACCACGTATTGATCAGGCGCGCCGAGACCGCCCTGGATCAGCCCGCAGCCGCCGGGCCGACCGCGGCCGACTTCCACGCCTGGTGGCGTGAACGGGCCCACGCGGGCACGGCGCCATCGCCCTACCTGGAGCAGACCGCCATGAAGTGGGCTGCGTTCTGCCTCGATCGCTGGGGCCGCCCTGCTGCGGTGCCGGTGCCGGTGAGTGAGCGCCTGCCGGGGGAGGCGGATTGCTGTGGCAACCCTCGCAACGGCGAAGGCCGGTGGTGCTGGGGCAGGGTGCGAGTGGCAGGGCCCGCGGAAACGCCTGTTGTTTGGCGGCTGATGAGGATCGACTGCTTGATTGATGAAGCTGTCGAATGGCTCCCCTGGTGGGCCCTGCCCCTCCCCCAGCCCCGCCCGCCGGAGCAGCAGCCATGAACGCGCACCTCGACCCGTCCGGCACCACCATCTGGACCCTGGCAGTAGTGATTGCCGCGTACTACCTGGCGGCTGGCCTGTTCCGCCTGGTCTGCGGCTACCTGGCAGTTGCGCTGTGGCGAGCCGCTAGGCCTGAGATCGGCGATCAGGAGGGTCAGCCATGAGCACCCCCAAGCCTGCGCTCGTGTCCCAGGGGATCAGCTCCCCTCGATCCGATGGCAGCTCCCCTCGATCCGTGACGCCAGCTCCCCTCGATCGCTGCCCCGGCGAGGGGAGCTGGGAGGGGGATGAGTTTCAGTGGATGGAGGGCTGCGACGACTGCCGCCGCCGAACCGCAACCGAGGGGCCGGTGACCGTCCGGCCGCCGGAGATCATCACGTTCGAATGCCACTACCGGTTGGCGCCATGATCACCGCAGCATCCCCGCCTCCCATGCCCATCACCCGAGCCGGCGAAACCTTCGAGGGCTACAACAAGCCGAAGCGCACCCCGAAGCACCCGACCAAGAGCCATGCCGTGCTGGCGAGGGACGGAGGAACGGTCCGCCTGATCCGGTTCGGGCAGCAGGGTGTCAGCGGGAGCCCGCCGCGCAAGGGTGAGAGCGAGGCCAACAGGGCTCGCCGCGCCGCGTTCAAGGCCAGGCACGCCCGGAACATCGCCAAGGGCCGCATGTCCGCGGCCTTCTGGGCTGACAAGGCGAAGTGGTGACCACCCCCAAAGTCCCCGGCTGGGGCCTGGCCGCCCCCATGCCGATTCGCGAGGTCCGCCATGGCCCGCAAGGCCAGCCGCAGGGCCTGATCTGCCCGCCAGGCCATGAGGCCTGCATCTGGGCCGATCTCACCGCCATCGCCCAGCACAACGCCCGCACGATCTACCAATGACCGACACAGCCCCACACCCCGATCTGATGATCTGCATCCCGCCGCTGCGGGAGCGCAACGCCCGCGAGCGCTGGACCGTGGCCATGCAGCTCGGCAGTCAGGGGGCTCCCTCGACCGCCCGGTTCCTCCACCGTGTTGATGGCGCCGTGATGACCAACCACCTGGCCGGTTGGCAGGGTCAGTGGCTGGCGCCTCTGCCGGCCTCTGTGCCCACCGAACTGGCCGCCCGCGCCCATCGGGTCCTGCGCCATCGCGCCGGCCGCCCCGGGGCCCCTGCGGCCGATCCCATGGCCCGCCTGGCCGAGATCCGCCAGACCCGCGCCGACCGCGCCGCTCGCTCCATCCGTCCCACCATCCTCAAGCCATGACCACGACCGCACCCCTCGGCCTGATGCCTGATTGGCGAATCCGCCAGCTGGCGAAAGACGGGATGATCAGCCCGTTTGAGCCCGGAAAGATCAGGAAGATTGGTGAAGAGGTGTTTGGCGCTGCGGTGCCGGCTATCTCCTACGGCACCAGCTCCTACGGCTATGACTTCACCCTGTCCGCCAATGATTTCCGGGTCTTTCGCCACGTTCCTGGCCTGATCGTCAACCCGAAAGACTTCGACCAGCGCTGCCTGGTCACTGCAGAGCTGCAGTGCGATTTGTACGGCAAATACTTTATTCTACCTAGGCACTCCTACTCTTTGGGATTCCTCAACGAAAAACAGAAACTACCGCCAAATGTCACGGCGCTCTACATCGGCAAAAGCACCTATGCCCGCTGCGGAATCATCGTCAACACCACGCCTGGCGAGGCCGGCTGGGAAGGGTACTTGACGGTGGAGATCAGCAACAGCAGCGGTGCCGATGTGCGCATCTACGCTGACGAAGGCATCTGCCAGGGCCTGTTCTTTGAGGGGGCGCCTTGTGGCAAGCCCTACGGCGATGGGAAGTATCAGAGCCAGGCGGCTGGCGTTACCGTTGCGAGGGGTTGAGCCATGAAAAGCACCGCCCAGGCCAGGCGCGAGCTGCTTCGGCAAGATTTCACGGAAAAACTTCCCGCAAATCTCGGAGAGCCGTACATAATGAGCACCTTTGCCTCGCCATTTGTTTTTGTTGCGTTTTATCCCGTACAGAATCACGGAATGACGGACGGCAGTGTGGTAATTGGTAGCGAATTTCGCTTACTTGAATACGGAAAAGGGTTTAACGAAAGCAAAACGCTTGGAGGAGTACTGGGCTTGCGTGATGACCGGATTGTGCTCGTAGCACTTAATTGCTGCGCAACAAGGGCTAAAGATTTTGAGCCATACAAAAAAATGATCAAGGAAATGTTTGCGGAGGCTGTGGCACATGCCCATGATTGACGCCCGGGACCCCGCTTTCTGGCAGCAGTACCCCAACGGCTGCACGGTCTACGACCGCCTGGGCCGCAGGCTGCGCAAGGTGGCGAGCTTCAACCCGGCGACAGGGGAAGTGGTGATGGGTCGTGGGCGGTTTTGCCGCCACGGCTTCTGGCCGGCCCCTCTTCAGGTTGTGCCGCACCTTGCGGTTCACATCGGGTTCGAGGCTGACGAGGATCCCGCCACCTGATGCCCCCCAACCTCCTCCGCCACGCTGCGCAGCTCTCGACCGCCGCTGACCCCAGCTGGCAGGCCATGGAGCAGTCGCTGCGGGCGGAGGCGGCGGCGCCGGTGGAGGTCTATGAGGTCAGCTTTGGCGACTACGTGGCAGCAATCGCACCGGCTGACTTCAAGTTCACCAGGCACACCGAAAGGCTGATCGACATCGGCCAACGGATCGGGGATGGCAAGCTGACGCGGGTGATGATCGAGCTGCCGCCGCGGCACTTCAAGAGCACGATCTTCAGCCGGTTCCTGCCGGGCTGGTTTCTGCGGCGGTTTCCGGAGCGCACCTTCGGACTAGGGGCCCACACTCAAACGTTGGCCGCTGAGTTTGGCGAAGCCGCCCGCGGCTACTTCGCGGCTTCCGGCGGTGCCCTGTGCCCCAGCAGCAGCGGCAAGGATCGATGGAAGACCAGCGGCGGCCTTGGTGGGATGTGGGTTGCAGGTGTCGGCAAGGGCACCGGGCTCCCGGCTCACTTCCTGGGGGTGGATGACCCCATCAAGGGCAGGGAAGAGGCCGAAAGCGCCGCCTACAGGCGCCGGCTGTGCAACTGGTATTCGACGGTCCTCAACACCAGGGAGGAGCCCGGCTGCCTCAAGCTGATCACCCACACCCGCTGGCTTCATGACGCGGACCTGATCGGCTGGCTGCTTGCCAAGGTTGACGAGCTGGACAGGGAAGGCCACGGCGCCATGGCGGAGCGGTGGCACGTGATCTCGATGCCGCTGATTGCTGAGCCGATCCTGAAGCCACTGCCGGCCCTGTGCACCAGGGAGCCGGACCACCGCAAGCCAGGCGAGGCGCTCGATCCCACCCGATATGACGAGAAGTGGGCAGAGGCCAAGAAGCGCAACACCCC